CTTGGTTTCTTTCTGTCTTTTAACAATCTTTTAGAATCAGTTTTTACATCTACCATCAAAACTTCTGGATTCGGCTCTGGTTTAAGAGCTATGATGTCAGCAGGGCCATGTGCAAAATCATTACTGTAGATAAAGTAACCTTTATTCAACAAATCCAATTTTACCAGGGTTTCTGCGGTGTTTCCAACTAAATGTGTGGAAGCAGCGTTTCTCGGTATCTTATGGTTATTCTGTATCATTTTCTCTCCAGTCGCCGTATTTTCTTATTTTAAAGCGAGTCGAAAAAATAAAACAAGACCTTATTGACTATCTTATAAAACTGTGTATTGTGCATACAGGCTTAAAAAATCATGGACTTAGCCTACTCAAATTTGATGACTTAGGAAAGGAGTTAAGATGGAAAAATCAGTTGCTGATATATTCGAAGAGTACGCTCAAACTGGTGAGCAAGGAAGTTCCAGCATTGAAAATGTTTCTGAGGAAGGATTATCTAAGGTTTCTCTTATTGCACACCAAGCAAGGAAAAAAGAATCCGAAATCGAAGATACTGAGAAACTTCTCAAGAAGCTTAAATCCGAACATCACAAAATAGTTACAGAAAACTTACCAGATATAATGGCTGAGTTGAATATGACTGGAATTACTCTTAATGATGGGAGTTCAATATCTGTAATACCCACTGTGGGATGCCATATTTCCCAAACTAATAAGGAGCAGGCTCATAGCTGGCTCCGAGATAATGGTTATGGGGATATTATTAAAAGTGATGTCAGTGTTAGTTTCAGGAAAGGTGAGGACGGAAAAAGGGCAGATTTTATAGAGCTTGCTGAAGCCCAAGGTCAGTCCATCACAACTAAAGAATCGGTACACCCTTCTACGTTGAAAGCGTGGGTTAAAGAAGAAGTAATTCAACAAGGGAAAGAAGTACCTGTGGACCTTTTTGGGGTCTATTCAGGACAAAAAGCAGTAATCAGTAAAAACAAGAGAGGATAAAATCATGGCTAAAACAGCAGTCGTAAAAAAGAAAGTTCAGGAAGTAGTATTATCGAACGTAGACCAGTTATTTGAAGAAAACGCTGGAGCAGGATTAGCAACCGCCCCCAGAGACAATGTGGTTCCGTTAATCAAGATTATTCAGGATCAGACAAAAGCTGACGTTAAAAAAATTCTCGATGATGCTGGAGGCAAAACCGGGGATTTATACAATAATGTTTCTTACGAAATCTACGATGGGGATCAAGGTTTAATTGTTGTGCCGTGCGCCTACAACCGAAGATATTTTGTATGGGGGGGCGGAGACTTTGAAGGAAAACCCCCGATTGCCGTCTACACGCCCGAAGACAAACTTCCAGAGATAGAAGGCAATGCCCAAAATCCGGACGATAGAAAACAGTATATCAAAGGAGCAGGCGATGGATCTTATCTCGAAGAGCAAGCAAATCATTTTGTTCTTGTGTGTAAGGAAAACGGTCAGTACGAACCTGCCATCGTCGTTATGAAATCGTCTCAATTTAAAAACTCCAGGCGATGGAACTCAATGATTAATTCTCAGACTCGTGAAGGCAAAAATGGTATCTTTACGCCTCCACGATACGCGAATAAATACCTCCTTAAAAGCACTGATGAGACAAACGCCAAAGGTTCTTATAAAGGTTTTAATGTATCTCATTATTCTCAAGTGAATGGGGATGAGCAGCATTTAGTAGAACGAGCTATTTCTTTTGCGAAATCTGTGGAAGAAGATAATGTATCTAACGCGAGTTTCAGCGAAGACAATAGTGCCTCAAATAAAGAGGACGACAACGCAATTTCTAAAATCGTAGGCTAAGAGGGCTAGGCGGCGAAAGCCGCCTTTCCTTTGTTGTGCTATGAGTGACCAAACTCGTAAATATTTGGAGTGTTTTTCGGGTCTGACCGATGCTTATTCTATCTTGTTTTACAAAGGGAACACCCCTAATGAAAGAGGCAAGAGAGAAAGCTACAATATAGTTTACTCGAAAAACGAAGAAGGTGACTTTGTTGATAAAAAAGGGAATATAAAGCCGACTATTGAAGAGGCAATAGAGTCTCACTTAAACGGAACAGGGTCGAGCGTCGGGATTTTCCCCACCACCCGGAAGAATACTTGCTCTTTCGGGTGTATTGATATTGATGAATACACTGAATTAAATCCTCTCGACATTATTAAAAAAATAGAGAAATTAAACCTTCCTATTGTTTTGTTCCGATCGAAGTCTGGTGGCGTACATGCTTACCTGTTCTCAAAGCCGGGGGTTAGTGCTTCTACTATGCAGTCAGCCCTTAAAAACCTTAGTTCTTTATTAGGATTTTCTACTTCTGAAATTTTTCCTAAACAAGCAGAACTTCTTCCGAACGACGTTGGCAACGGCTTGAACGCTCCTTATGAAAACCATTTAAACCCCACCAGGTATGCTTATAAAGAAGATGGGGAAGCCGCCACCCTCGCAGAGTTTTTCACTCTTTATGATACAAACGTCCAAACGCCCCAACAGATCGAGGCTCTTGGGGCTTTACAACCAAAAGAGCTAGATATTTTTAAAGAAGGGCCACCGTGCTTGGTTATTCTTACAGAGGACGGTAAGAAGATTTCAAAAGGTAATAGGAATAACGCTTTGTTCAACATAGGCGTTTATCTGCGTAAACGGTTTCCAGAATCATGGGATATGGAAATTTACGACTACAACAAAAAATGCATAGATCCACCCTTAAATAGAACTGAGATAGAAGCCTTAATTAAAAGTCTGAACGTCAAAACATATGGATATAAATGCAACGATCAGCCTATCTGTGATTTTTGTAATAAGTCCTTGTGCTTAACACGTAAATTCGGGGTCGGTGGAATTGCAACTTGCGCTATTACGAGTTTACGGAAGTACGATTCAGAACCTCCGCTATGGGTCGTAGATGTTGATTCAAAAGGATTGGAACTGCAAACCGATCAGTTGTTGGAACAACCTAAATTTCAGAAAGCAGCTTTGGAACAATTAAATGTGTTACCCCCTTCAATGGCAAAAAAGGACTGGGAAGAAAGGATCGCGGATCTTTTAAATGAAATGGTAGAATATCACGCCATCACAGCAGCCTCAGAAGAGGTTTCGATAAGCGGTCAGTTTAAAGAACATTTAATAACCTTTTTACATTCTCAACTAAGCGATACAAAAGAAGAGATTTTACTCCGTCGGCCTTATTACGACGAAGAAAAACACGAGTATATTTTTAGGCTACAGGATTTGGACAGTTACCTCAAACGTCAAAAATTCATACATTATAAAACGCGAACCGATATTTCTGCGCGGTTAGGAGCAGAATCCATCACGATCAGGCTTAAAAACAAACCAAGTGTAAGGGCTTGGAGAGTCGATGAGTTAGAGCCACACGACGAAGTTATAGTAGATGCTGCTGAATTTAAGGAAGAGGATACTCCATTTTGATTATAAAAGTATTCGGCCCCCCCGGTTGTGGAAAGACCACCCGATTGTTAAACGAGGTTACAGATCGTTTGGAATCTGGCGTTCAACCTTTGAGAATAGGGTATCTTGCTTTCACTAAAAAAGCAGCTTCGGAAGCACGACAGAGAGCTATTAAACTTCTGGGTTTAAACGACGACCAAGCTGACGAACAACTTTTCTATTTCAGAACGCTTCATTCTCTCTGCTATCAACAAATGGTAATAGACAAAAAGGTAATGACGGAATCCGACTATCGGAAATTCGGAGAGCGGGTAAACCTCAATTTTGAAATTAATATAGACGAGGAACGCCGAACCAAAACCAACAACCCTTTAATTTCTTTGTTGTCATTATATCGACTGAGGCTTAATACATTAAGACAAGAGTATAATAGAACCAACCTTTCGCAAACATGGGCAGAAGTTGATTATCTCAACAGAAGTTATCAAGAATTTAAAAAAGCTTTTAGGCTAATCGACTACACTGACATGCTTGTAGAGTTTGAAAAACAGATGCATTTAGTATTACCTACCGGGTTCAATTTAATTTGTATCGATGAGGCTCAAGACCTTTCCCCTCTCCAATGGAAAATCGTACAAAAACTAACCAACCATACCCAGGATTTGATCCTTGCAGGCGACGACGATCAAGCCATTTACGGATTTACAGGAGCCTCACCAAACCACTTTTTACAATTTGACGGAGAAGTAGAAGTTTTATCACAATCGTACCGGGTGCCACGAGCCGTCCATAAACTGATTACTTCAATTACAGACCGCATTCCACGAGATAAAAGACAACAAAAAACATACTTGCCACGCCAAAAGGAGGGTATGGTTAAACACATTCACGAAATTTCTGAAGTAGATTTTAGTTCTGGTGACTGGCTTATTCTCGCACAGGCGAATTACATGCTCGATTCTGTTTCCGAAGATCTGAAATCAAGCGGATACTTGTTTATGCGAAACGGCGCAAGGAGCATAAGTTACAATTTGACAACAGCTATTATTACATGGGAGCGTTTGCGAAAAGGAAAAGAAGTGTCAGCGGAATCCGTAAAAATCATGTATAAATACATGTCAGGAAATAATAAAAAAATAAAGAGGGGGTTTAAAAAACTAAAGATCGAAGATGACTTATATGTTTCTTATGACGACCTTGTTTTAAATCATGGTCTGCTGGCTCCGATTGAAGAGATATGGTCCGAGGCTCTTGACAGTAAAAGTATTGAAGTAGACAGGACATATGTAACGAGCATTTTAAGAAAAGGAGATGACTCATTTCATCTAAAAACCCCTCGTATTCAACTTAGTACAATCCACGGCGCAAAAGGTGGAGAAGCAGAAAACGTAATTGTTTTTTTAGATCTGACTACGGCGAGTTTGCACAACAATAATTATGAGAACGAAAGAGTTTTCTACGTTGGGTTATCCCGACCCAAGGAAAATTTATATCTAGTACAACCACGGGATTATGGAAGGAGTTTTCAGATATGATGAATCGAGACAAAATCCTGCTCGAAGCACAAAGATTAATTAACACTGAGCGTCAAGAAGTTTACGGACCAGCTTTGGAAAATCACACGGATATAAAAGCGATGTGGCAAGTTGTAATTGACAGGTGTGAAGGAGAACTAAAGCCTCACCATGTCGCACTGATGATGGCTCTTTTAAAAATTTGCAGGGTGTGTCGAACTGAAACGCATATGGATTCATTTGTTGACGCGGCAGCGTATATCGCATTATCTGGAGAAATGTCACAAAGTCAGGACGAGAATCAACTAGAGCTTTTGAATTAAGTATGCGTAAACATTTGTCTGATACACTTGATTTTGGAAAAAAGGCCGAAGGAGAGTGGTCAACTCCCGAACTTTCGGAACTTCCTAATATAGATCAGCCGATACGTTATCTTGCCTTGGATGTTGAGACAAACGACCCTTTATTAAAAACGCATGGACCTAGTTGGAAGTTTCCCCGGCAGGGGTTTATTTGTGGCATCGCCCTTGCTACAGCAGACTGGGAAATTTACTTGCCCATCCGGCATGATTCGGGTGGGAATCTTCCTGTGACATCCGTCAAGAAATACGTGCAAAAAGCGATAGATAATACGGAAAATTTAATTTGTCATAACGCTAGTTATGATCTGGGCTGGCTAAAGCGGGAAGGGTTCAAGGTAGACGGCCCGCGGATTATTTGTACCATGGTGACCGCTGGATTGTTGGAAGATAGATACAGTTTAAGTTTAAACTCCGTCGCCTTCGATTACTTAGGAAGGATCAAAAGCGAACAAGACCTTAAAGATGCTTCGGCATCTTTTGGTTTTTCCGACCACAAGGCGAATCTTTATCGGCTCCATAGTTCGTTCATAGGGGAATATGCAGAACACGATGCTCGACTATGTTTTGATCTGTTTACTCAAAAACAACAATCAATGATTACAGAACAGGATTTGAATGAGGTTTGGGAACTGGAATCCGATTTACTACCCATCCTGGTGGAGATGACCTTTCGTGGTATACGGCTAGACATAGACGAAGCAGAAAAAACTAGAGAGATTATTAAGAAGCGTGAAAAACAAACGCTCTCTAAAATTAAAAAGCTGACCAACACTAACGTAGAAATCTGGGCAGCTCGTAGTATTGCCAAGGCTTTTGATGAAC